ATTAGCAGGATGTAGCTTTAATACTGAGTGTAAAAATTGTGAGGCGAATAGGCTTACTCTACGCTACCTTGTAAATCCTGAAGGTACTAGATATTACGCAGATAAGAAGCTGCAAGCCCGTGAGGAGAAAAGGAAGTGAGTAATTACGAAATAGAGTGTGATAAATGTGGTAGCCATAGTGTTGTCCAGCGGTTAGCTGCTCCACCTAAGCCACCAGAAGTACCTGTCATAAAGATGTCAGAATTTAAAGATAAGAGACCAGCGCCAAATACTATGTCTAATGCCGTGATGACGTATAACACTGTGGTTCTACATTGCAATAACTGCGGTAATGAGACTGAGCCGTTCACCTTGAACGACCAGCTTAGCACAATGGTGGTGGGTGTATGACCAAAGTGAAAGCCCGTGAGGAGAAAAGGAAGTGAGCAAAGACAGTAACGGTAATAACTGTCGCCATAACATAACCGAAACGGATGAATTGACAAATGAAGAGTATTGTATTGAGTGTGGCGATGTGGTTGAAGAAAACACCGAAGAAGACTATTGAAGACACAGCTTTTATGACAATATGCATTAGCATGATAATATAGTGCTTAAATGACGGCACAAGAGTATTTGGATGCATACCAAGGGCAATCGCTTTTGTATAACACCAACGATCCTACCCTTCGCGGCCAGTGTGTACAGGCCGTATGTTTCTTCACTACCGCCAACAACTGTCCGGTAGCGTGGGCTGATGCCTACTACTGGAAGGATCTTGCAAGCCAACATCCTGATAAATACGAATGGATCGCCAACACGCCAGGTGTCGTACCCGCACCTGGCGATATTGTTATTTGGGATCGCACGTTACCAGGATCGGCCGCCGCTGGTCACATCGCGGTATGTTTACGGCCGTTGCCTGGCACCGGCACATTCGTTTCAGTCGATCAGAATTGGGGCGGCAAAACTGTCCATGCGGTGACGCACAACTATAGTTATGTAATCGGCTGGCTACGCATCAAGCAAGCGCTTGAAGGCGGTCGCGGCGGTGGCGATATTGCTGCACCGGCACCCGCGCCAGCACCAACAACACAAGGGGATGAAATGATAGCCGACACAAACCAAGCACACGAAGCATACCAACTTTTACGGCCAAACGGTGACGGTAGCGATGCCGAAATCAACGCCACCGCCGGTCATCGATCATGGGCGCAATTTGCGAACGATGCCAAACCGGAAGTAGCCGCGCGCAACGCTAATTTGCAACAGCAAGCACAGCACATTGCCGCTATGAGCGACACGATCAATATCACCAACCAAACAATCACCGACTTACGCACTACCATTCAAAACGAACAAGCCACGAACGGCCAGAAGCAACAGGCGCTTGATGCGGCACTTACTAAGATCGCACAAGGCAACGCGCAAATGACTTCCCTGCACGATCAGCTATCCGACTTGCAAAAGAAGCTGTCGAACCCATTGCAAAGTGCTACGGCAGTTGTGAGTGATGCCAAGCAAAAATCCGGCGGCTTGTTCGTTGCCTTTTTGCGGTTTCTGCTATCGCCTAAGTTCACTAAAAAGCCGAAACAATGAATGCGGTTTTTTGGGTTTCGCTTATTATTATCGCGATTCTGATCGTAAAGTTTTTTGAAATTGGGCGAGGTAAAAAATGAGTGGTGTCATGGCAAACTACTGGCCGGTATGGTTAGTGTGGATCGTTGGTTTTCTAGTGCTAGAGTTCAACGCATTGCGGCTACGCAAAAAATATCCTGATGTCAATTACAATGGCGGCACGTTGAGCGAATTGGTGTGGTGGATCATCAACGGCAAGGCATGGTGGCATCATGTTGCTTATGCGGTATTCCTAGCATTCTTCGTTGATCTAGGCTTTCACTTCTTCACGCAAACAGCACTCTTTTAGTATTGCCCTTCCCTTTACTATGTGTCACAGTATATATTTAGATTCTAGTTACTCTCATCTGTAAAATCATCTAGCAGGGAGCAGGGCAGGGGATTATGTTATGCTGTTATTGCCAAGCGTATGCTTGATCCACGATCTCATTTAAATAACCTCACGAACATAGAACAGTCATCGGCTGAAACAATGCCGTCTTCGCACAGGGCAGTTTTATGAAGGGGTTATTTTATTTGCATAATAAAGTTGTACAAAATGCAAGTAGGCCATCTGATTCTCGCATCGTCAGATGGCCTACTGCTTGTTAGAGAGTAGATTTTATTTTTGTTTTTTTTGTTTTTATTTGGTAGTCTTTGCGAGATTACCTAAGCCGCATTATATAGCTAATGCTTGACTTTGCAAGTGATATTTATCTCACGCAAACGCAACCGGAATGCGCATCGCGCTGGTCAGGCCGCTTGGTGTCTTCTCAAAAATGAATTGGGTGCCAACTGCAAACAAGCCGCCGGCGATCACGGGCGCGAGTTCGATCGTGGTCGGCTTTCTGTTTAAGTAACTAAGATCGATATGTGTGCCTACTGCATACAACATGCATATAAGTATGCTGCTAACGCTTTTGCTTATAAATTGCTACCAATTTTATATACATATTTTGCTAGTGGCATTAGCATTATATGTTTACAAAAAATAGTAATAGGTTTACACTTGATAGGCAATTTAATTGAAAGGGTAGAGATGCTAAAGATTTTGCGCAAGGATGCACCAATTCTAAAACGTGAGTTCGAAGGCATAACAATATATTATGAAGACATTAGGCCAAACCTTACTATTCATAAACTTGCTACTAACAGTTAAGCGGCATAATGGCACGATTCTGTGCCGCTGTGTCGAGTGCGAAACTATCAACTTAATATAAGGATCGAAGCAATGGCTGAAACGATAGAAAAACCATTGAAAAAGCTTTTAGAAGAACAAAAGATACCGGATGCGGATATTGTAAAGATCGTATCCTACATCAATTCGGCGCGGCGTACCGAATATACTAAAAAAGAAGAAGGTAAAAAGCCGGTTACAAACAATAGTAACGAACAGATCGCCGGCCTAGCGCGTAAGTATAAGAATCTTGGCCTACTAGTTGACGGCATCAACGTGGTGATCACCGGCCGCAATATGGCAATGGTCACATTCAACGGCTACAAAAACAAAGTGCTGCAAACCTACCCTGAAACGCTATTTGATATTCAACTAGTGCGTAATGGCGATACCTTTTCAGTCGCGAAAGAATCAGGATCGGTTATATATTCGCATAATATCGGCAACCCCTTTGGCAATGAAGAGATTATCGGTGCCTATGTAGTCTTAAAGAATAAGCGCGGCGAGTTTCTTGAAACGTTAAACCGTGACGTTTACGAGAAGATGAAAAAGGCTAGTAAACAATCATATCTATGGGGCGAATGGGAATCAGAGTTTTGGCTTAAGAGTGTTATTAAACGCGCCTGTAAGCGGCATTTCTACGATGTGGTGGCCGATATTGATAAAAACGATAACGAAGACTACGGTGCCATTACTGATGATCGGCCAGCGCCGGCGGTTGAGAATACCGAACACACCAAACAAGTGATCGCCGCAATCGAACAGGCTGAAAACTTAGATGAGCTTAAGCGCATATTTGTTGCCAGTGGCTTGATACAAAACGCTGATGTGGTGGCCGCCAAGGATGCCCGTAAAGAAGAATTGACCAATAAGCCGGTCGAGCCGCTAACGGCTGAAACACCGCCGCAAGCGCCAGTATCACCCACCGATACACCCACCGGCTTGAAAGTAGAAGATGCAACCGATGATAATTAGAGATGACATAATCCAAGGCACCGATGAATGGAAGGAATCGCGCAAGCGCCGGATCGGTGGCACACGGCTTGGTGACATCTATTCGGCCAGGGCATTTACTAAAGAGGATATTATAAACGCGCTGAAAGCCGCACAGATCGATTTCAAGAAATCGGCCAAGGTAGGCGAGCTAGAACAGCTACTACCGGATGCATCGCGCCTAGAACTGCTTAAAAACGCACCACGTAAGGCCGGATTCTATGACTTGATAGCCGAATACCTATCAATAGAACGTGACGGCGAAAATCGAATGGATCGCGGCACCAGGCTTGAGCCGGAAGTACGCCAATGGTTTGCGGAAACGTACCACAAAGAGGTGATCGAAGTCGGTTTATGTATGAGTGAGATCGACGATCGTATCTACAACTCACCGGATGGCCTAATCCGTAAGTCGCCCAAAAGCAAGAAGTTTACCGAAGCACTAGAAATCAAGTGCCTATCACCAGGTCGCCACATCCAAGCGGTCATCGAGAAAAAAGTGCCAGAGGAATACTGGTCACAGATGATGCAATACTTTGTCGTCAACGACGATCTTGAAAAGCTTTGGTGGGTATTTCACGATCCTGGCATTGTGACGATCCCGTACTTTGTACTAGAGATCACGCGCGACAGCTTGGGCGATTGGCCGCAACGCTTGTTGGAGTTTCAAGTCGCACAGCTTAAGCGTATTGATGAGATTATTGAAGAGTTAGCATTTTAATGAAGTTATTTAGGAGTAATCAAATGGAAGCAACAAGAGTAAGCGTAGATCCTAGAAAGATCGCATACTATGAAAAAGGTTTGACAGATGAAAAACGACGAAAAATAGAAGAAGATAAGATCATAGAGATTATTAAGAGTAAACCCGCTGGTACGAGGATTCGTCTACGAGAGTTTGGTGCGGTGCTTAATATAGAGAGAGATGGTCTTGTCGATTGGCGTATTCAGCAATCAATTAAAAGAGGTACGATTGGCCGCAATCTCATCGGCGCACATAGGGTGGGTGGTTACTATTATTGGGTTAATAGCGCCGCCACTAAAAAACTAAACCTTAAACAATATCAACCAAAAAAAGAGTCTAAACCGAAGGTTAATGAAGCAATCATAGAAGCACCGATGCAACCGGAACTACCAATGATTGAAAAACAGTCACCCACAAAAGTTGAAACGCCTATGCCGGTGTTGACATCCAACGATGATATTATTGCAAAAGCAAAAGATTATGCTTGGCAATACAACTCCGATTCGTTGCGTGATTTCATCAAATGGCTTGGTAACTAATGAAGTTCAACACCGCCGTACAAGTTGAAGCACAAAAGGCGTTTGCCTACCTGGTGCAACTCACAGAGAAGCAGGGCATAGTCGAAGTAAGGCGCATCAGTCCGAAGCGCACATTGCCGCAAAACAGCTACTTGCATCTACTGATCGGCGCATTCGGCCTGGCAACCGGCAACACGATGTTGGATGCCAAGGATCTATACAAGTGGGTCAACCGCGATCTGTACTATAACAAAAAGAAAATTGGCGGCCAGGTATTTACGACGGTGCGGAGTTCGGCCGATCTCACCAAAGAAGAAATGGCACATAGTATTGACCGGTTTATGGAGTGGTCAAAAGAACACGGCTACCCGTTGCCGCCGGCTACCGATCAGGAATGGTTACGGCAAATTGAAAATGAGATTGAAGCAAGCAAACATTTCTTGTAATATTTTGGCAAGGGATAATGGCGATATGATACTTACACTTGACGAACTACGCGACATGATACTGCCAATGATCCAATCGCCAGGCGAACGCACACCGGAAGAAATGACGGATGCCATTATTGAAATAATCAAACAGGATAGGCAAGCACATGACACGGCCGGATAGCATACGAGCAAAATCACTACGCACCCACGTTGACGAAGGTCGCATCACCCAAAACAACCGTGGCTACCATGCGTTTGTAAAGTACCTGGAATACGGCGACGAGTTCGGCAAGCCGATGACGATTCAACGGCTTATGATCGCCTTCAACCGTAGCCGGCCAACGATTACTAAGTGGATACGCCAGTATTGTGACGATCGCGAAATCGCCTACCCTGAACACCTGGCCGATCTAATGGTTAAATGATCTACGAGCCGCAACGCAAGCGCCCTTACGGGCAATCGCACCGCGACAAGGCCAAGGCCGCACTACGCGCGAATCTAGTTGAAGATCCGACGAAGATCGCTATTAAGTTCGATCCGACACATCAACGCATGAAGGGTATTGCCACGCATGGCATGACACCGTTCGATGTGCCGTTTATCAGTGAAATCGCGCCGAATCTCTGGCAAGGCGGCTGCAAAAACGGCCTGATCCTACCGGCGTTTATTGATCATGTGGTATCGCTGTATGCGTGGGAAGCGTACACAGTCAACCATGAACTAAGTAGCCAGTTTACGATACGGATGCTTGATAACTTAGATCAGGGGTTCGAACAGATCGACGCAATCGCGCGGTGGATTAACGAAGCGCGCCAATCCGGTACGGTACTGGTACATTGCCAAGCCGGTTTGAATCGATCGAGCTTAGTCACAGCGCGGGCGCTGATGCTGGCGGGCATGAGTGCCACGGAAGCGATCAATCGGATCAGGCAACAACGATCGCCGGCCTGTCTATGCAACAAGGCATTTGAGAAGTGGTTGCTAGATATTAAATAGTGCTTATGGTACAATTCGGCGTATGAAGAAGCTGCTAACCATCGCCGTGTTCGTGGTAGCGATCGTGGGGTTCGGTGGGTTAAGCGTCGCTCATTACAAAAATTATCAAAACAAACATAAAGTTTCGGTACCCGCAACGATCACCGTTCAAGCGGCTAATCAAGAGGTAAGCCAGGTGAAAGCCGTCTTTGCCAGTGAGAAGCAGGATTGGATCACAAGCTACGATCAAGCAGTCGCCGAATGCCAAAAAGGAGTAGCGGCTTATGGCAAGCTCACTCATTACCAACAGTCACAAACGCAAGCGCCTGTCTGTCCGAACGCACAGTGACGTCGACCCGTGGCCGGCGAGGATCTTTGAAGATCTGGTCGGCATACCGGATGTATTGAATGAAAAGTTGGCCGATGCGAGAGTAAATGCTATAAAAGCGCGCGTGAAAGGGAATCATGCTCAACGCCTTAGTACAACTTAACAATCACATACCGTTCTTCTTGCGGTGGTTTGTCGATTTCGTCTTCGAGATCATCTTTTTGCGCGGCATCCTGGCACCAAAGATCGCGTCAGATATTACACAGCATGGTTTCTTGCGGGTGCATATAATTCACGATGTCGTGTATGTCATAAAACTATTCTTACCGGATCACGAAAGTCGCCACGCCATTTGGGAACACTGGCAAATGCAAGCGAAGGGCATCGGCCATGAAGCGCGTAGCATCGCCGATTGTCACGATGGCAAGTGTGGCAAACTCCTGGCGCTAGAAGGGTAGTTGCTGTTTGCGGTCGAAGTACCAGTCTACGAGCTGTTGTGCCTGGTCGCGGCCGATCGCACGATCAGCGAAGTAGCCAAGCTTGCGAAACTTTTTCAGCGTCAACTCCTGGTCTTCGTTATGATCACCGCGTACAATAAATAGTTTGCCATAACGGTGGTACTTATTCACGTAACCGGCCTTGCGCAAGCTACCATCTTTTTTATAAATAACGGTGCCTTCTTTTTTGAGTTCAACGATCAAACCGTGATAGCCGCGGGAAGGGTAGTATATCCGAACGTCTGGCATACCTTTTTCAGATCGGAGTTGCATCATTTTAATACGTTGCGTATTAGTCAGGTCTAAACCCGCGGCATAATCGGATTCTACTATAGCTTCGGGGTAATTAGCTTTAACGTATTTAACTAACCACAGTTGATCAGATTCTTCTTCGCGGCGGTGGTACCTGGTCTTTGGCTTCGGGTGCGCATACGTTGGCATAGGCTATTTACCGATCGGCGGTAGTCCTTCGGCCGGTACGCTGGCCGGATTCTTTTGTGCTTCGACTTGCTGCTTGGCGGTCGCAAACTGGCCTTCGAGCCACTTAAAGAATGGCCGGAATAGCAACTTGTAGAATGGTTGGGTACCGATGAATGTCACCACGCCTAAGAAGGCAACAACCGTCGGATCGCCAGGGTTTTGCGTGATCAGGTACACCACGAAACCGGATACGAGGGATAGCGCGCCAAGAAGCCACAGCATCACTTCGCCGTGGTCGATGCTGCATAGCTTTTTAATGGCATAAACTACCGGTGACAGTACGCCGGATGCGACGAGTGCATTGAAGCCGCCAAGATTACTGAAACCGTTCGCGGCGCTGTTTAACTGGTTGATGATGTGTTGGGTGTCTGATGGGATTACCATGTCATTACTCCTTATGTTTTTGTCGATACCTAGTCCATGCGCCGCCTACCATTGCCAGCACTTCAAACCACCGTTCTTGCCGTGTCAAGCCGCGGCGCTTGATCGAATAGTCAAACACTTCGTCTTCGGGTAGTACCGCATCCATCGGGATAGGCCACCGCAAGCCGGTGCGCAATACTTCGCCGATATTTTTGCCAGGCTGGTAGTATTCTTCGCCATCAACGGTAATGGTACCGATGATCCATACCGGATCGAGCCGGTGGCGCTTTATGGGGGCGCGCTGGTCGTTTGCTTCGTGCAGTTCGATGTCGTATTCAAACAGGTATTTTTCGGGTGCGTGGTCGCTGTTCAGCGGCTTAATTTCGCCGTCTTTCGGTAGCTCTCGCATGGCTACCGATTCTGGTTCGGGTTCGGGTTCTTCGTCGAATATGGTGATTGGTTCGTCAGGTTCGGTCAAAAAGGTTAGTTCTTCTTCTGGCGGCGGCGTGTAGTCACCTTCGGTAAGTTCAGTCCACGCATAGCCTACATTCCAACTCACTTTTTTGGTGGTGGCGAACTGGCCGAATGCGTGGTCATCCATGTAATAGGCCAGGTATTCACCGTCTTCGGTCGGTACGTGGGCGATGCCAACGATCGTAAGCTTGGTACCAAGCGGGAAGTGGCCGGTGCCTTGTACATCATCGGCGGTGCGGATGTTGCCGAATGCGTACTTTTGAATCCCTTCTTGCTTGTTGACATGCATCGTAACCGGATGATCAAGCGGTTCGTAGCGGATCGATTCGGCGCGTCGGATCACCTGTCTCTTGGATATCAAGAGTTCTTGGCCTGGCGTTAGTTCGTGTTCTTCGACTAGGTTGTAATCTAAGATCTCTTCGGGATCGGCACCGTATTTGAGGGCAACAGTAGCGATAGTATCGCCGTCTTGCCACGTATGGCGAAGCTGTGGCCGCGTGTAGGTTAGCGGGCGCTGTGGCTGCGGCATGATCGGCTTTTCTTCTTCATAGCCTGGGATGCCGGCATGCTTGTGGTACGCCTGTTCAGCTTCGGTTTTTACCTGATCTAGCTGTTCGTTACTGGTGGTTTTGGCGATCCATCCCATAGGACATATTCCTAAACAAGTTCCACTGTCATTGATATAACCCCACTCAATGAGTTAAAGCCTGAAAGTAAAGATCCTGTACCGCCGCCAGTTAAGTACCCCGCGTTATAGGTAGGATTAGTTGTTGCTGGTGTTTTTATAGCCACTACCTCTACATCATTTTGGTAGCTGGCCGCATCGGTATCGTTTTTAGAAAAGTTAAGCAAAGTTCCTGAACCGACAGTTCCTTCCCAGGCACTAAGAGTTGTACCTGCTGCATTTACTGACTGTTGGGTAATTGGTGATTTAATTGTAATTTTAACTTTACGGCCAGAAGGTACAATTACAGGGCAACTTAGCCCTGTAACCTGAACTGATGTATTAGAGGATGTAGAAAAAGATGTAATTTGTTTATAGCTTAGTACCTTGCGATTCGGATCACGCGGGCAAATTAAGTTTCCAAGACTGTCTGTAACAGATAATGCTATAGATGAAATAACCGGTAGCGTTATTGTTTCTTGCCCCTGATTGACTGATCCGGCAGTGGCGATGTTGGTAGCGCCAGAAACGATGATTGCCATACGAACAGAGTTTGCCGCTAGTGCTGGCGATGCGGCATTGTTGGCTACTTCGGTATATACAACTGTTCCTGTGCCATCTTGGTTATCTAGTACGTCAATATAGGTGTCTTTAGATGCTGTGAAAGTTCGGGTAGCAATAGCAGCGATAACAATGCGCCGGCCATTTATATAACAAGTGGCTTGTGTCATGGTAGCCGTAAGGGTTGCCCCATAGCCTAAACCTGACCATACGCCAGTTCCATACACAATATGATCAAAACAAAGTTCAGGGTTACGCGCTACGGCTACACCAGTACCTTTACCGTCTAGTTGTAAGTTTACGTTCGGGTCAGAACCAGTTGCACTTATCTTCGGATCTTTACCGGCGATGGCATTTGCTACCTGAACATTGTTTACGGCGCTGGCGATCTGTATTCGCCCAAGCCACGTATTGCCGTTATCATCGGTTAAGCTTTGGTGGTTGCCTTTGCCGTTGTGATCCTGTCGCAAGCCGTTAATAAGCTGGTTTACTTGGTTAGCAGATACCGGAATGTACACGCGGGTAAGCGCGCCGGCGGGGTAGTTTTGTGCGCTGCCGTATTTCAGCGTTAGGCTGGCGATCGTGTTAGCACCGGTAACAATGCCTTCGAACTCACAGTAGGTGCCGGCGATGCGGCTTTCAACGCCGTTGGTAACTTGCGCTTGGTCGATCGCGAAGGTTACGAGCGTGTCGGTTGACCAGTTGGTTGTTGATCCGACGGTAATCGAGGTATTGCCCACGGTATAGCCAGGCGAAGACAACGTAGTGGCGGTGCCTGGCAACCCTACCTTCTGAAACTTATCTGTTACTGCTGGTGTAAGCGGCATGGTGTATTCTCCTGTACCTTATTAGCCGTTATAAATTAAATCGGGGTGTCCGATGCCGCGTGTATTGACCGAACTTAAATAGTAATCACAGTTTGCATCCTGTGTTACTAATTCCCAATCGAGCTGATTCAACAAACCCTTCGGTTTAACTTGCAACACCGCAAGCGACTTGGCGTAGCTGTTGATCTGGCCTGGATCGTCGCCGTACTGGTAATTGCCGGAATAATCCCACTGGCCGATGCCGGTAAAGCTGGTTTCGGTCAAGTAGGTATCGGTGCCGATGTTCGCCGTCACGCCCTTGCGGCTTAAGCCGTAGCTGTTGAGAGTGATCTTACCGGCGGGGCTTAGTAGCTTGGCGTACTGCTTGCGGATGTTCGCCATCGTGATGCCGTCCACATCCCATACGAGTGAGCTAAACGCACAGCGGGTATTGAAAACTACGCCATCGTCGGTGGTGGGTGTCGTACCGGCGCGAGTAAACTCTAGGATCAAGTTGTCGGATCGCAAAATACAGAGATGCGTATAACCGCTGTTGTCTTCGTACTCCCAAATGTCCTTTGCCGCTACCGGCCAGCGAAGCACCCATAAGTTGTGGCGGGTCGTATCCATGTACCAGATTTCGTTGTTGTCAGTTGAGTTGACCGGTAAGCACATGTATAAGCGGCCAAGGTGTTCAACGCCGGCGGCTTTGTAGAGGTTTTGCAAGTTCAGTTTCGTGACATCGTTTTCACGAATCACCTGTGCGACAGAGATTGTCGTCAGGATGTTGATAATGTTCTGTGACGTACCGGTTGATTGAATGTCTAGGCCGGTCGGGTAGGTAATAGCGTCGCCGGCGCGGATCGTACAGCGCGGTGCGTAAGTGCCGGCCAGTCCGTTTGCCGGTAGCACTTCGGGGTACACAATCGATTCTGCACCAACAGTTAGCGTGTTAAACGTTACGTGGTTAAGTAATCCTTTACCGGCGGCACCACGGCTGGATACGGTGATCACCGGATCGCCTTTACCAGTACGGAAGCCGGTCACGTAGTTAAGCGAACTATCGCCGTTGGTATCGATACCGATGAAACCGCCGCCATTGTACGGCGAGAAGTCACCGGTGCCAGGTGCGGAGTAGTAGAGATTGTTATTGTTATCGACTCCGTACACCTGGCTGTTTTTGGGATCATTGTACATAAAGTTGAATATCGCCCCTTGGGTCGAGTTACCCACGGGTGCCGTCTTGAAGGTGTTGAGTGCCGCCGATCCATCATCGCGGTAGGATGTGTTTGTCACGGTGAAGAGTTCATAAAGCGCCGTTGACTTGTCGCCGGTGTACACGGTGTAAGAAGTTGCGCCAGTCACGGCCGGCCATGAAAGATCGATGAAGTCGGTGCCACTGATCCAGGCATCACGTACTTTTACGCCGGCAACGGTGGCAACTAGCGACGCGGCCGATTCGCCAACGTCATTGTTAGCTGATACCGCGTAGTATTGCGTGAAGGTGTTGGCGCTTGCCATACCGCTTTTGGTGCCGGTCGGGGCGCTTGGGGTCGTTAGCGCCGTATAGGTCTTGATGGTCATCGTCGCAAGGTCGATGTAGCTCAAGCTGTCGGTGCCGTTATAAATATACACGCGGCCGGATGATTGACAGAAACCCGCCCAATACGCGGTGCGGCTGTAAGTGCCACCAATCAGGGTGAACGCGCCACCGTCGGTTTGGTGATACGCCTGGCCGTTGGTGCCGTTGTCCATCATAAACAGTAAGGCGCGGGTGCCATTCCAACGGTACTCGCCGCGGCCGATGATCGTCAGCGTCGGTTGGGTACCGTAGCGCACTAGTGGTGGGCGTGGGCGTGGCGAGAAGTCAAGATCGATTTCCATGTTGGTCATGTCGGCCAGTGAATCGATCGGCCGGCGTGAATTGGGGTATGCCGAAACATACGCCTTGTCGAACTTGTTCTGATGAACGTTGATAACGGTGCGCGCTTTTTTCGGCCGTTTCGCTACGATGTTATACGGCATGGTTTACGATCCTATCTGAAACCTCTAATACGGTACACGTTGACCGGTGTTGGCTGGCGTTCAGCGGCAATTATGGATTTATTGCGGTGTGCCATTTGCGCGTACAGCACATTGGCTTGGCCGTTCAGATCGGCAAACTTGTCATCGTAAGTGATGTCGTTGAAGGCGACTTGCGCGGCGGTTGCCATGACTAGCCAATCGGGATCGTCTACTACTACAACCGTGGTACCTTGGGTCAGATCCATGTCGGCCGGCCGGAAGTAGCCAGGCAAGTAGAGTGTGCCGCCAACGGCCGGATCATCGCTTGCCAGTGTCCAAGAGAACTGCAATACCTGTGGGTTTTGACCGCTAATAAACACTTGGCGCTTCATATTGTCGGCGAGTCCTGGTCGCACGATGTCGATATATTCGCGGTTGCTGTTAGCGTACACGATGTACACTTGCTTGCCAGGCTTCATAAACGTAGTGAGATCTATGCCGTTTTGCGTACCGGCCAGTGAGTAGGTTGGATTGCCGGCGGTAACTGCCGCGGTAAACTGTGCGGTGTTGAAGGCACTCGCCCATGATCGCTTCGTGTCATTGTACATGTTGCGGCGCAAGCGGTTGGCAACGGTACCCCAATGTATCCAGTCATCATCGCCCAACGTCGGTGCCACATCGTCAACACCTCTTAGCGCGTAGTTTACGTTGGTTATAAAGTCGGTTAGCGTCATCGCCTGTTGTCCTTCTTAAACAGCGCGGCGATGCGGTAACTGTTTTGCTTATGTTTAATATACATGGCTTACCTAATCTTTACAACTTGCTTGGCTTTGAATGAAGTCGGGCTGATCTTCGGGCTGTTGATCTGTGCCTTGGCTAACAGAGATTTCAGGTTATCATTGGTGGTCTTGAACTTGGCCGCGTAGGTGTAAGGCGTTATGGCTTTGCTGATTCGGGTGCTGGCGCTCTTTGGCTTCGTGAAGCTGCCGCCGTAACCGGTATACTTCTTGATTTGTGTCGCCAGGGTATCGGCCTTTTTCTGCAAGGCATCGATCGTGGTTTGTTCGGTTTGCGGATCATGGTTTTTGATTTGATCTTGCAAGGTACGGTACTGCTGCATAGCATTGCTCACCCATGTCGCGTAGTCGCCGCTACTCTTAGCGGTGGTCATTGCCAGGCTTTGTTTGGCGTAGCTCAAACCGTCGTTGTACAGTACGGTGCTTTGGTGCTTCACGGTACCATCAGGTAGCTTGTAGTAGGTCTGATTGCCGATCTGTTTCACCTTATCGTTGGATGCCTTAAAGAGATCCACGGCGGCCGGATCTACGCCGGTGTTCTTGGCGGTGAGTGACATGGTAGATTTGCCTTGCTGTAGCTGCTGCTTCTGGCCGCCAGTAAGGGCGTTGCCAGTCTTGAAGTTAGCATCAACATAGGCATTCTGGTGCGCGTTGATGATGCTGTTGATCGCGCTAGTCTTCTGGTTGTCGCTCATGGCCTGGTAGTTCGGGTTGCTCATCAGCGTTTGCAAGTCGGTGTGTATGCCTTGGCCGGTGGCGGCTAACATGTCTTGCTGCTGTTTGACGTTGAGCGAGATGGTTTGCTTGCCAACTTTGAAGTTGGTAGTCGGGGCGATTGCCGGCGACTTGCTGCCAAGCTGGTTGTATAGGCGTTGCAGTTCGTTTGTCACCGCATCGTTGCCGTTGATTTGCTTGTTCGGGTAGAACGGATTGATCGTACCCGTGATCGGGTTGCCGTTGTTTTCAGCCTTTTGGCCGCCTTCAACTTGGCCGAAAATGTTACGCTGTGCGGGCAATCCTTCGCGTAGTCCTGGGATCGTCGAGCGTAATTGATCCCCAAGTGTCTTCGGGTAAGCGCGCGCCGCATTGTCGGTGCCGCGGGCAATCTGCTGGATCATAGCCGGTACGAATGATCCGGCGGTTGAGTTGACGAAACTGGTTGCGTACTGCTTCGGGTTATTCAAGGTGTTCGCTACGCCGCTGATGCCTTTCATATACGGCTGGTCGGCTAACAGTTTTGCGCCTGATGCGACGGCGGTAATTGCCGCGTTTTTACCGTTTTGGCCGCTAGATAGTGCCTGGTCGAGTGCGCCACCGATACCCAAGGCGATACCGAAGGCACCCATTGCGTTGAGTGATACCCAGGTGTTGCCAACTTTGATCGAGTTCTTAGTCTTGCCTTCGGCTTGCCATAAGGCTTTTTCTTTCGGATCAGTCGGTTCTTGCAGGGTCAAACGGCCGGAGTGTGACAGTAGCATACCAGTACCGACGATAGCGGTGCCGCCAATGGCGCTTTTACCGATCGCATCGACGAACTTACGCTGATCGAAGGTGCCGTGTGCTAGGCCGTCATATAACGTTCTGGCGGCGCGCAACGTACCGACTGGCGTGTAATCGATAATACCTTTTACACCCATTGCGGCTGGGATACGGCTAAACGGTGCAATCCACATACCCACGGGCATCTTGCCGATTTTGATGTGCTGGATACCTTGCGTTACTTTGCCGGCTTCGGTTAGGTTCTGCATGGCAAACTGTGACGCGTAGTTTTCCATCTGCTTTTGCGCGTAGTCGCTGTTCATGTATTCGGCTACCTTTTTGGCGTTGTCGCCGAACATGGCGCGCGCAATGCGTACCTGGTTGGCTTCTTCCATGCGGTATGCGCCACGGTAGAAGGTCTTATAAATAGATCCGTGAACACGGTACACCATGCGTTCGTAAGCGCTCTGGTGCTGGCCTTTGCCAAGTTCTTTTTCGAAACCGCCGGTGTGCGGTAGGTCTACGCCGGTCTTCAAGTGGTAGCCGGCTGCTTTCAAACCTTCATAATTACCCTTCATGTATTTCAGGTAATCAGTTGGTGCGAGCGTCACGGTGCGGCGCGTCAGGTTTGGCACATTCTTATTGTTGCGGTTCAAGAAGTCTACCCACGATTTCGGTAGGCCGGCAACGGCCTGATCAGCGGCGGCGGCGAATGGTTTGTCGATCAATTCCATCGGTGCGGTAATAAGGTGGCTGCTGGCTATCTTAGCGACGGTTTCAAGGCCGGTCAGTAGGCCGGCGCGCCAGTACCCAACAACGGCATCCATCTTGCTACGCGGGATCTTATTGTTGACGTAATCGACAAGCTTTTGCGTAGCGATGTCGCGGGTTTCGGTGCCTGGCTTGCTACTTTTGATGTCTTTCATGTAACTATTGACCGTATCGGCGACTTTACCTTCAAACTTCACGCCGGCTTTTTCGAGCGTGGTTTGCGCGGCATAGCGGATGCCATCAGGGTTGCGGCGTGATAACTCTTGACCAACGGCCAAACCTTGCGCCTGTACGGTACGATGCGGTGCTAGTTGGCGATATAGATCGCTGGCGGTTTCGTGCTGGCCTTTGGCATCGAGCGCTTGGGCTACCTTAATGACGCGCATTTGCTGTTCAGTGGTCATGGTGCCAACTTTTTGTTGTAGATCCTTCATGGCCTGTTCGGTGGCCTTCGGCAAGCTCTTGTTGATCTCTTTCAGCGCGGCTTCACGCAATGGTGCCTGTGGCTGGCGGTCGATCGGGCTGCCTGGATTCTTCTTTAATAACGCTTTGGTTTCAGGTGATACGTTGTCATTCTCTGGCCGGCGTACCGTTTTGATCGTGCCGCGTACATCTTTGGCCGGAACGCGCGGGGTTTTGTTGGTGACATCTTTCGGCTTGTAGAATGGCTTGAGTTCATCGGGTACTTTCGAGGTAGCCGGCGCTTTGGCCTTTGGTGTAACGGCTTTTTCGATCGGCGCTTTGCCTTCGACTTGGGCTGTGATTTTCTTATTGTCGGCAATGGCTTTGTCGGCTTTGGCGATTACGGCTTTGTCTTGGGCGATCAGTTTGTCGGCGGCTTTGGATGTGTCGGCGATCGGGGCTGGTTTGGATTCTGGCTTTGGTATTTCGGCGAAGGGTCGGAGAGCGCCGGATTCGTCGTTGAGTAGGGACTTTTTGGGGGCTGATGACTTCGGCACATAGTCAACCGTGCCGTCGCTGTGAGGGACGCGGTCGTAGGTGGCGGCGGTTTCAGTTGTGGGCACATTTTTGCCCTTTTCTGAAATGGTTTTGGGGGCTTCGGCGGTGTTATCGAACTTGGAACCGCTTAATATAACCCGCTTGCCTTGGCGTGCGGCCTCATTCTCGATAGTGAGTGCTTTTTTGCCGAAATCAACCGCCGCTTGTTCGGATGGTAGCCGCGCGATTTCATTGCCATTGCCGTTTGATACACGCCATTCGCCGTCGTTCCAGGGCTCTACACGGACACTACTAATGCCTGATTTCGTATTGACATAGATGTTGTGCTCGCCACTCTGCTTGGGGTAGTCGTTGATGCCTTTGAGGGGCGCGACATCTTTGATGTTTTTGGGTGATAGGTCGATGAAGTAGCCGGTGCTCTTCGGGTCGTATGTGTTCTGACTGTGGGATTCATTTACGAGGCGCGTTACGGTGGTCTGCGTCTTTTTGTCGGCCACCTCGTTCATTTGGAAATCTTTGATTTGCTTGTCGAGGGCGTCAGTTGACGGAGCCTCTTTACTGAATCGGGCCTGATATTGTGCCTTGAGTTTTTCGGCGGCGGCTGGGCTGAGATTCTTGGCTTTTGCGTTGTATTCAGTGCTCAACTTTTGGTCGAGTGTCCGGCGTGCTTCGAGTATTGAATTGCGCTGTGTGTTGAGGGCGTTGATGTCTGCGCTCGGCTTCGCCTCAGTCACGCCGATGTGCACGCGGTTGTCGTTCGGGTGCTCGGCGGCGATGCGCTGCATGGTGGCATGGTCGCCGGTCTTGGTGGCGTGCTCGAACTCGGTGATGTATTTGGGCTGCACTGACATCGCGTTCATTTGGGCGCGTTGTTTGGGCGTGAGGGGGTCAGTGATAGGCTGTGTTTTCGGTGCCTCTGGCGCTTTGTAGTCACTGATGCCATATTCTTTTTTAATGGTCGCTACTAGGTGATCCATCGCCGGTGTAACTTCATGCATGTTATCGGGCGTAAATAATACATGGCCGCCGTAGCGCGGTTCAGTAGGTGCCATGTAGTTGTTGCGGATGCCTTGACCTTGTGACTTCTCGCGTAGGTAACTTTCGAATGCGCGCGCAAACATTTCGGTCGGGCGGTGCCAGTAGTCACCCTGATGTTCGGCTGCTGATGCGAAGGCCGATTGCTTGACCGGCACATCGACGGATTTCGCGCCAGTCTTGCCAAGCACATAGTTGACGACGCGCTGCAATATAGTACCGTGGGTGCCTGGATACTCTTTTATGATGGCATCGACGGCCGCTTGTGGGTCGTTATGGTTGCGCTCTAGCAAACTGTCTATCTGTCGCCATCCATGCTTAAGTGCAGGGCTTACATCGAGGTTGGCACCTTCTTTGATGGTCATTGGCACTTTGCTGTTGCCTTCGGTGATCGACTTCATTACCTGGCGCATGGCATCGCGTACTTCGGGGTTGGCGGCTTTGCCATCGGATGCGTAGTTACCGCGGCCAGGTTTGCCGTTGCCTAAGAAGTCGTCGAGTGCGTGGGCGAACTCATGGCCTAGTGTGCCATCAGCGCCGGTTTTCTTAGTAATGTTGATTACCTTGTTGGCCGGTTCATAGTGTGCCAGGGCTTTGCTGCCGCCGCGTGATCCGAAGCCAATGCCAAGATCCATCTTCTTGATCAGCTCTGGCATGTTGACGTTCATCGTCTGGCCGACATCGTGTGCCGCTGCCTGGAATCGTGATAAGTGATCTTTGGCTTCGGTATCCTTGACGTAGTTGCCAACTTCCAAACCTTTGAAATTATACTTGTCGCGAATCTGTGTCGGTGACAGGCTAGGTAGCTTTTCGCCGGTGCGCTCATACGGTACCATTTCGCCGCCGTGTAGTGATGGCTGGCCTTCGGTTGTGCGTGTTGCAACGGCCTTTTTGTCAGCGAATGAGAAGTCGGTAGCGGGTCGGTATAGGGCGGTGCGGATCGCGGCCGAATTGCCGGATACCACGTTATAGAACTTCGAGCCAAGGTTTTGTTTGACAGCGCGCAAGCGTTCGTAATCGGTCTTAGTGCCGTTCATCACTCTACCATCACCTGTTACATACGTGTCGGGTACTTTGCCGCGGAATGCATCGGCGGCGGCCTGGGCTTCTTGTACCGTCTTAGCGTTCTTAACATTTTCTACAAACTTTGGTATGTCGTTTACGAACATGGCGCGCGCCGCGGGGCTGGCCGATGGTCGAGTAGGTATCGAACTGATCAGAGTGTGTTTGACTTGTTCTAGGTGCGGATCGCCGGATCGGTTCACTTCGTACTTGGCATTGTCGCCTAATACACGTTGCTTGGTGACGAGGTTGTTGGCGGCGCGTTCACCCTGGCTTTCGATGTACTGCAAGTTATCGCGGCCGATCGTGCGCAACTTTGACATATCCTTCTTACTGCCAAACATCTTCTCGCCGGTATCCTGTACGGCTTTGCTGGCTTGCTGCTTGGCGTTCATCAGTGTAATGTTCTTGACTTCGGGCGTGTCGGATGGTTTAACGCTCAAGTTTGGATTGGCTTGCTTGATAGCGTTTTCTAGTCCGACTTCTTTTTGTACGTTCTGATGGAAGTCCACCGGATTAATACCGCTGATGTCGAGGTGTGCGGCACCGGCTTTGCTGGCGAAGTCTTGCGGTGTAGCGGATGATCGGGCAAGTTCGTTGAGCGCCGCGGTGTTTTCGGGGCTAGATCCTGGAATCCTGATATAACCACTGGATGTGTCGGCGGCTTGTCTGTATGCCTGGTGCGTGTCATACGTTCGGCGCGCGCCTATTGCATTGTCTACGGCTGCAACGTCGCTCTGGTTGGTACCGCCGGCTTTACGCATCACGTTGTAGTAGTTCTGCATATCCTGGTTGGTCAGATCCATACCGTTTGAGTAACCTTGTGCGGCATCACGTACCTTTTGGGCTGATGCTAGTTCGCCGTCAGAGATGTTACGGAACGGCTTGTTGGTCACGATGTCATTCGCGGTACTTGCCACCGCGTCTTTGGCCTGGCTAATAATTTTTGGTACCTGGCTATCCTGTGCGGCGCGGATAATCGCGGGTGTAGCGGCGGCGGCCGTATCCATTGCGCCATGTAAGCCACCGAACGCGCCAAACATTTCAGCGCCTTGGATCGCGGCGGTTTTCAGATCTTTGGCGCTGGCATTCGGGTTATTGCCTAGTGTGCTTGATACGTTGAATGCGCTACCGACAGGCGCTTGCGTTGCGGCATCAACGGCGGTTCTGGTGGCGGCGTTCAGTACGGGGCTGGTGGCACTATCGACTATGCCGTTGACGAGTGGATCAGTTACCGCGCCAACTGCTCTACCGATGCCAGGTGCGGCCACGGTTAGGCCGGCGGCTACGGTGTTACCTAAGATCTCTTTCGCGATGCCGCCTTGGTTGGTGGTACCGAAGGCTTGCTGTTGGATGTCGGTAATTGGTTTGTTCTGCACTTCGCGGGCTACGGCGGCGGGTGCGTAGGCGGCTGCCTTACCCAAATTGAAGAATGGCCGTACTATCATTGCGGGTAGGGAATTGGCTTGTGCTTGATCGGCTTGCTGTTGAGCGATTTGCGCGGTTGCCTGGTCGCCGCGTAGTTGGGCGGCTTCGGTGACGGCCGGATAGATAATATCACCCATCACGGTGTTCGCGGCGGGCTGGACTACCGCTTGATCAACGCCGTGGGTGAGTTGGTGGAATACGCTTTGTGGCGGGGCGACGGGCGCGGTCTGTTGCCAGGTGCGGCCGTTATCGAAGGGGTTTACTTGATTCCAAGCGCGCTCAAACACATTGGGTTGCGGTGGTGCTGCTGCCGGTCGGGGCTGTTGGGCGATGCGTTGGGCGACGGTTGCCGCGGTTTGGCCGTTATCGAAGGGGTTTACCTGTGCCACCGCTTCGTTAAGCATATTTCGTAAACTAAACATTATTTTCCACCTGGTAACATTGTTTTAAGTGGTTGTATCGGTTGTGGCGTAACGGCTGGATTGATCGGAAGTGCATATAAATAGTCATGGTTGTAGCTATCGGCAACGTGCTGTAGTGGCGAATATAAGCCGACGCGTGAGTTGTTGATTACGCCAGGTAGCATCGGTGCGAAGTTCTTCGACGGATCGACGATCTCGCCTTGTTTGAAGTTGCTGTAGGTACCGTTCAAGTTATCTTGTGGTAGATCATTGATATTAGTGTGCGCCATTGCTGCCGCGAATTGGCCGATGGTTGGGGCGCTTGTAGAGGGCAACTGTTGGGGATGTGGTTGCTGCCATTGCCTTGCGGCTTGTATTGCGGCGGCTGTCAGCGGTGATGGCATACCTTGTTGTGGTGGCATCGGCGCGGGCTGTTGAACTTGGGCGTGGTCAAATGGGTTTACGTGCGCGACTGCTTCACTAAGCATGTTGCGTAGGTTGAACCCCATTTAGACACTCCTTGTAGTTATGCTTTTAATTGAACTATGCGGCGCTAAAGATCTTCTTAAGCGCGGCGCTGTATGGCGAAGCTGCCACTGTCTGATCAACCGGCGTTGTCAGGCCGTTGTTGATCGTGCTGGTCGCCGGTGTGTAATTGGCCGTGGTAGCCGTTTCAGGCGTTACCGGCGTGATTGTCGTCGTCGGGTTGCGGTACTGGTTAAAGAGTGCGTCGATTGCTGCTTGGCGCTGCTGTGCGGCTGCAATGTCTGCCGCGGCTGCTGTCTTGCCATCGAGGTAACTACCGCCTTGCAGTTGGGCGATCTTGGCGCGGTTATTTGCCATGTCACCGTACAAACTTTGTTCTTGCTGGTCGATGCCTTGCTGCAAACTTGAAGTATGTGTATTCTTCTGATCGGCCAGATCTTGCAAGTAACGGGCGAAGTTGGTGTTAGTGTCGGTTTGGGCGGTATCGATGTTCTTCATGTTGCCAGCGAAGGTGGCGGCATTGGCGTTGGTCTTGCCAGTCATATCTTGGGCGATCGCGTGGGGTGCCGCGAACATGTAGGCGCTAGAGTTTGCACCGCCGGCCATGCCAAGGATGCGACGAACGCTTTGCGCCAAGGTGTTGCCGTTAGCATAAATGGCGTCTTGCGCATCGAGCTTATTTTGCGTGGCGCTCTGGCGCTGCTGGTCATAATTTTGTTGCGCCGTGGTTTGATCCTGATTGGCGCGGCTTAGTGTCTTGTTATAACTATCGCTAATACCGGTCAAGCCATTTTTCAGCGCGGCACTGGTTGAGTCGAGTTGCGCCTGATCCTGGCCGTTCGCGTCCTGCAAGGCGGCGATCGAGTCGGCGACAGGTACGGTGCCAGATCCGGCGGCGGTGTTAGTGCTAGTTGATGCGGGTGTTTGCCACGCTTTCAGATCGGCATTGTTTTCAGCGGCATACTGTTGGCCTAGCGGGGCGTTCAATACGCCGTTGTTGTCCACGTACCCCAACGTGTTTGGCGCGCCTTGGCCGATCAGGTAGCCGGCGGTCGTGTCACCGTTTGACGAAAGGTAGTTTAAGAAACCGCGATAGTCGTTATTGCCAATGTACCCCAAGCCATTTGTGGGGTCTACGCCTGTTGCTGCTGTTGCCATATTCTTATATCCTCAAAAAATCCAGTTGATCTAATGAGAGGTAACGGCGTTGATAGGCTGGTTACTGCCGGCGATACGGCTTGTCGCTCTATTGCTGGCATTATACCACAAGCGCTTACCATTTATCGCTACCTCTATAGATCTAATAATTCTTAGCCGGTGCGCTAGGGTTTAGCGCTTGGCTAACTGCTTGCGGCCGCATTGCGTTGGCACCTGGTACCGTGTTTGGTACGACTTGTGGTGCCGCATTGATTACCTGGCGGCCGGTGCCTTGTGGCAAGCCAACGGCGCTACCCTTAGTGGTAATCACTCTAGTAGATCGGGCATGGGTTGGTCGTTTTGCCATATCGTTTACCTTTTCTTGAACTTGCGGGCGTTGATCGCGAACTGTGCCATCTCACGAAGCGACGGATTCTTACTCTTGTCGGCGGCCTGTAACTTGGCGGCCGGAATCGGTTTGCCTGGTGCGACGTTAAGCGCGCGGTGCAACTTGCCCTTGTTCTTTTTCTTAATGTGGATTGAATCCATGAGTGATCTCCTGGATGTATTAAGTAAAGCTGCACCGTAGCCGGCCACAATTCCCGCTATCCGTGGTGTTTGCCTTACCTTTAATAAAAGGCTATTTGCCAATATTAGGGTTTGGATTACCCTCACGCTTCGAAGCTTCATAGGCTTCTTTCTCTTCTTGATCGCGTAGGCGCTTGCGGTAGTTGAACTCTGCATCGGCTTTGACTTCTTCGAGCCAGTTGAGCCGCTTGTTAGGGTTTGGATCACCCTGTACCTGTGGCGTATCATTGCTATCGTTTTTAGACATTCTCTTACCTTGTTTACGAATTGTACTTAGAAAAGGTGCTAGGCGGGGTTGCACCGCCTATCCATTAATGCAAAGACTATTGAACTAACTCTACTAAGCAGTCTTGTGGAATGCTAGACACACTTCACGGTTGATGTCTACGAATGCATCGTAACGGTGCCGGTACTCAAGCAGGTCGCCAGAGTAGCCAGGTGCGTTGTGGTGCAAGGTGTAGTCAACGAGCTTTTCAGGGCTTACCGTTGCCATTGGGTGTGTAATGAAAAAGTCAACATTTGCCGGCATACGGCTGGATGGGATCACCACCACATCACAGTCGTCAACGGTACCAAGGCTACCAGACTGGCGGCTCTTCATACCGATTTCAGATGCGATCACGAAGTTACCTTGTTTCAGGTAGTTGTAGAAGATAGCGGTGCATCCAAGGATACGGCCGTCTTCTGGCGCTTCGGTGTCAGTGACGTATGCGTTTAAGGCGATCAGGTTGTTGTAGCCGTTTGCGCTAGATGACGCACCGGATACAACACCGGTTGCAACTGCAAGCGCGCTGGCGGCTGTGGTGTCACGGCCGGCCGTGTTTGCGGCGGTAGCGATGGTGCTCAACACGTAAGCGTCCATCTCTGGTACCAACACGTTCTTGGTGGCCTGTGCCAAGTATTTACCTGGTTTTTTGACCATCATCTGATCTTGGAAGTTCTTTTTGTCGATGATTGCTGTCCATGATCGGTCACGAACGAGCGCCCAGTTTTGTACAGTGTCCTGCACTTCGGCTGGTGTGCCATACCGGTTTGAAGCGGCGGCGGCGTTATAGTTGTTCATCGTAGGATCAGCAAGGGTGTACACGTTGATCGCGTTCACGCCATCCCAATCCCAATCGCGGTTGACCATCAATTCGGTCTTGCGGCGGGCTTTGAGCAAGTCAGAGGTCTTTTCCTCAAACTTGCTGGCGAGGTTGACTGCCATTTTATTATTCCTTCATCATTGATGTGGATCTATTATCTGGCGGCTTCTTCGTCGAATCCATCTAACATGGGGTCAGATTTGGCTTTGACTGGTGCGCGGCGCGGGGTCGTCATTGTCCGTGTTGATTGCTTGGACTTCTGCTTCTGCTGCACTTTCACACCTTCGCCGGCCAGTTTACTAATAGATTCAGCTCTCTTAGTTAAAAATGCTACCACATCACCTTTCACCTCAAGCGGTCGGTCTTGTTTATCTTTGACAATATACATGGCTTCGAAGTCATCGAGTGAATCTGCTAACGCATCCTTCTGTACTTGCGTACCGGTGCGAAACAGGTCGATGCCCGCTACAGCGCGTTCGATACCGGATGCTAAACGATCGCGGTTTATACCGATGCGCTCTTCTTGTTGGCGAAATCCTTGGATAGCTAGTTCGCGGCGCTCTCGCTCAAGTTCATCATCGCCGGCTTCTTCGAGGTATCGTTGAAGATCCTCTTCTTGCTTGCTGATGCGTAGGCGTTCGGCTTCTGCTTCTGCCTTGGCTTGGGCTTCGCGGGCTTGCTTGGCTTCAATACGAGCCTTCGCTGCCGCGTCATTTTTACGCTTGCGATCAGATTTGTCGTCTGTGGCATCCGACTCCTCTTCACTATCCGAATCGTCCTCATCCTCTAAGTCTTCACCAGACTCATCCTCTTCGGTTGATTCATCCACATCGTCAACATCTTCGGAATCCTTGTCGTCGTCTTCATCGGTGGCCGCCGAATCGTCGTCGTCTTTGGATTCATCATCGTCGGCGCTATCGAATGATGCATCGTCTGCATCCCAATCATCGCCAATCGATCGATCATCCAGATCGTTAGTTGATGTGTCGGTCGCATCTGATCGGCCAGAATCAGTTACTTCCTGGGTTTCAGCTTTTGACATTAAGCTGCTCTCCTTCCATATCACGGCTTCTTTACACGGTGCCGGTTTACCGGTGGTGGGGTCAGAGGTCTACCCCTTGTGATGCTTGAGAAAAACTAAGGGTGAAAGCTAAAAACTCAAGCGCCACAAGCGTCAGATCTCTATAGGCGTTTACGCTTTCGTGGCTTCCATACTTGGTGCATCGGGTGGCCGGCACCCCAACAGCTTATCTTTTCGCCTTGGTCGTGCCAGTTGTGGTCAAGCTTCGGGATCTTGTCAAAATCAAGTACGTGGTTGCCGTGGCGCTGCATGAAGTCAATGACGTCTTCGCGTGACTGGCCTTCCTGCTTAAAGCGGTGCAGGGCGGCATCGTAGGTTTCGTTGGGGTTAGCGAAGTCAAGCATTGTCGCGGGCTTCCTTTTCCATCTCTTTTAGTTTGCGCAAGCTTTCGAGTGCGGCCTGGCGGTCGGCGCGGTCGGCAACACGCATGATCTTTTGGGCGCGGCCTTTCAGCTTTTCCAAAAACTTCATGTGTAAGTCGCGGGCAATCAACTGGTCGCGGGCTAGTTCTTTGTCGTGGATCTCTACCACCATCTTGCGTAGGTCGCACACTTCGTTCAGCTCTTCGTCGATCCATTCGAGAATGATTTGAACGCCTGGCGATACTTGCTTGGCTTCTTCGATCTCACGCTGCCGGCGCGCGTCGTAGTGGGCTTCGGCGCGGCGTTGTGCGGCGCTGCTCATGCCTGATTCGAAAACGTTTGACATCATTTACCTACCGGCGCACTCTGGCGCTGTAATTCTTGAATAATCGCTTGCGGATCGCCGCCCATGTGTTCGGCGGTGAGTGCTGCCGCGGCTGTCGGCGCGTCTACGCCGTATAGCTGCTGCACTTGCTGTACGTGGCCTGGGTCGGGCGCGAATGACGGCATACGCGCGTTCTGTGTGCTGGCGATACCCTTTTGCTGTGCGTTGGCGGATTGCAGATCGCTTGGCATGGCGGTCAGTTCGTGGCTTTGCCGTTGGGCTTCGAGCTGTAGCTTTTTAGCGTCTAGCTGCAAGTGGGCTTCGTCGAGCGCTTGTTGGTGGGACTGCTGCTGTGCCTTAAGCGCCTGTTCTGGCGTAACCTGGCTGCTTGCATCTGGCGCGCCTTGTTTGCCGGCGACTTGCGCGGCTTGGATGTCGGCCTGTGACGGTTGGTTTAGGCCGTTCGGATCGGGCTGTATGCCGGCCATTGCTTTGATCTGTGCCTTCTCGCCAGGCGTGGTGTTCGGATCGGCCAGGATGTCACCCATATCGAGCATGTCATCTTCAAGCGGGGTGCCAGGCGGGATCGTAACGCCACCGGCTTGCATGGCATACGGCATGGCCGCGGTCGGTACTTTACCCATAAGCCGCACTTGTGGCGGGTCGATGATCGGGAAGGGCATTTGTGATGCTTGCTGGCGCTCTTGGTCGTTCATCTTGCGTAAGATCTTCTGCAAGTTTTCGAGGTTCATCTTAGCAAGCAAACTGTAGTAGACTTCACCGATGTCGATCTTCCATCCGGCTTGTGCCAGGTAGTAGGCGACTTGCGGGGTCATTGTCTGCAAGGTTTCGCGGATCACCTGTATTTCTTCTTCGGCGGTCAGTTCGTAACCGGTCGTCGGATCTACTTCGAAATCGAAGGTGCGGCGTAACTTATCCCATACCATTTTCACCTTGTTGCTTGGCTGGCCGTCAGTACCGGCTTCGAAGAAGTCTTGCGGTATGCCGGCGGTGAGTAGATCTTGCTTCTCATCGTCGGTAATCCGTCGCCAGTCTTCGCCTTGCATGTTAGCGAACTGGTTGTTGATCATCGATCGGGCAACTGCCGCCCACGCTTCGTCGATGTTCTCTGAAAAGTCTTGGTCGTCGATCGACAAGTTTTGCTGTTGGAAGGCCACACCCTTTGGTGTCTTTGAGTAGTTAGGATCGCCGGCACCGCTGCCGATGCTGGTGTCGCCGGTCGGTATCAACTGGTTCAGGCTGGTCTTGTACATAGCCATGCGGTTTGGCAATTCGGAGTACACCGCGTTACCTAATTCCATGCGCTCTACTTTGGCCTGTCCGACGTACCAGTTAGCATCTTGCGCGTAGACAAGTGAATCTTCGTCTACCTGGTCTTCGTCGCCCATGATTTGCTTCGGTGGGCGTAAGCCAAGTTGGGTTGCCAGTACGTCGGCTTGCCGCATGTAGTCGAGTACGTTTTGCGTACCGCCGGCCAGTTTGACGATGCCGATGCCGTAGGGGTTTACGAAGTCTTGGTAACAGTACACGTAATGACAGGGGATGTCGCCGGTCGGGTCAGGGTTTGACCAACTCTGTACGGCCTTGCTCTTGTACATCAGTTTGAATGGTGCGTTGACACCGCGCTGCCAAGCGATGTAGAAGTGGATGCCGGCTTTGCGTACACCTTTTTCTTGCTGATCGCGGGGCATTTCGTTGCCCTTGCGTTCGGTTTCTTCGTCGGCTGCTATGATCTGGTCGAGTAAGTTCAGATTCCATTCGTTAAACACATCTTCGGCTGCATCGGGATTGTCGTCGGGATCGCTATCATCATCGCCGTCGTGGTCGGCATCCTTGGTCTTGGCGGGCGTGTTGTCACCTTCGGTTGGCAATGGGTCGGTGTCTTTGACTTCGGTAGCAATCTTGCCTTTGATTTCGTCATTCGCCTGGTCGCGCATGTCTTTGACTTGGTTGATGTCGAGCCAGAAATCCCAAAAGATGATGTCGGAATCCTGGTCGCTGTCTTTGCCGGCTTGCAGTTTGACATCTTGCGCGTAGGGTACGATGAAGTCTTGGCCGCAATAGTTACCGCGTTCGACTTGCATGTTGATAATTGGTTGGCCGCCAAAGATCGCGGCTTTGCGCGCGGCATCTTTCAGCTTGCGGCGTGGCGTGGCTTTGCTGTGCGCATTTTTCATAATGTAGCGAAACTCGATGTTCGCCAGTTCGGTGATCCAGTCTTCGTCTTCGTCGGCAACAAACGCGCGGCCGCCGATCTTCTCGCGGATCACGCGCTTGGCTAACTTAAAAAGACTCGCCGCTAGGGTGCCATCGTTTACTTCGGGCAAGCTGTCGTCGAGATCTTCTAGTAAGCCGTTGTCGGCCAGTCGTTCGTATTGCGGGTAATCGATGCGCCAAATGATCGCTTCTTTATCTGCTTCGGTGTAAGCGTCGTATATTTCTGCTTCGTTGAGGTAATTCGCCACTTGTGATCAATCCTTGATTGTAATCAGGGGCGGCGGTGCGGTATCCCTCTTGTTGGAAACTATTGTACTAAACGTTTATGTTTTTGTGAAATGTATTACTGGTTTTTGTCGAGTGATGGGTTTTCGGCGATAACTATTCGCGGCGATTCCAAGATGCTTTCTTGCACCCAACTGATCGCCATTTCATACCATTCGACATTTGTGCCACGCATCTGTTCAGCTTCACGCTGATGCTGCATGGTAGAGATGATCGCTAGTTTACGTTCGATTTCGGCAAGCTTTTCATCGTTGGTGGGTTTGTTTGATTTGCGTTTATGTCTAAACATGTTATATTCCTTTGCCGTAATATTCTTTCGCCACCGTGAATCGTTTGGTGATCAGTTTCGGTTCGCCGGTCGTCTTGTCGGTGATGATGTGTAGCGTTAGCTCTGGCGTTTCGCCGCTGCTGATGAGCGCCACGGCTTTGATCAGATCAAGCGCCAGGGTTTCGCGGCTGGTTTCAATCTTCTGTTCGATCTCTTGGCTAACACTGGATAGCTCTTTGTACATCGAATGCATATCGATCTGTACGTCGCCGTTCGGCAACTGGCGGCGCGTCGTTACTTTGGTGTGGGGCGGCGTTGGCATCATACGGCGGTGTGATCCTCTCTTGCTACCGCAAGTGCCAGCAAGCGGCCGTCGCCGTCGAGTTGGATCGTGACATTGACGTAGCCGTTTTCGGTGATCACATGCGGGATCTTAAATACATTTTCCTTGTCGTCGGTCAACTCAAGTTCTTTGTGGGCGGCGTAATCGCCATCCTTAGTCTGGCCGATGAATACCACTTTGCGTTTGACTGCTGTCTGATCTGCCATGCATTGACTCCTTATACGTGCATCTTTAATCGCTTGTGTTCTGGCCGGCGGTGCTGCTTGGCTGCCGGATTCGACGCTTTCATTACTTGCCACATGCCAGCACATGCCATAACTGCATCGTCGTGGGTACCTTGGGCGGCTTCGGGCTTGCCCTTCTGATTGACAACGAACGTCTGATGTTGGGTTTGGGTTTCTTCGTCGTAGATGATGATCTGCTTCGATTCGTAAGCCATAAGCCAGTCGCCAAGCATTCGGGATCGTGACACTTCGGTTGTATCCCATCCAGGCTTATCAGTCGGTTTGCCTTGTTCGTCGCGCATGTAGTAGATCGTGTATGTGCCAGGGTTGTACTTGATCAGGTTGTACATCTCGCTTGCGCCGCCGTTGTTGCGCTCTAAGCATACGATTGGTTTGACGCTGGTCTGCTTATAGATCCAGGATAGCGCGGCAATAATAAATGGCGTGACTTCGGCGGCCACGCCATGCTTCTGCATTACTAGCGGTACATCCATGCGTGTTTTGCTGCCGAACTGCATGAAGTTGCTGTCTTCGCCGCCTTGCGAGGTATCGCCGAAACAAACAAAAAACTCGCCCTTTTGCAGTTCACGGAAGAGTCTAAACACTGTAATTCCTCTCTTCGATCAACTGATGCAGTTCATCGTGTTCGACTTCGGTTAGATCGTGGTGCAAAAAATGGTGCGCGACTAAGGAATGCAAGATCTCTTTGATGATCTCTTCGATTTCATTGTTCGGTGGCGTAGCGATTGGGAACTTGATGTTAGGATGCTCAACGAGCGATCGAAGCGGCGCGTAGTGTTTGGAATGTTCAACGTCGGTCATCATGCTGGATCGCTCTCAAAAATGTTATTGATCGTCACTTCTTCTTCGGGTGCGGCTTGCGGTACGCTCTTACCGGCGATGATCGCGGCCAGGTTGCCGCCAAGTGCGCCGAAGTGTGTGAACATGTTCGCCCACAAACTTACCTCTTCGATAATCAGGCCAGGCGTGTTGCCGTATAGCCAACGGAAGTGCGGCACCACTAACATGACGGTCGCCCAAAAGATCGTGAAGAAGGCGTTGAGTACAAACTGCCAACGCGGATCGGTTGCCAGGCGGTGTGGTAACCACGCGATCAACGCGAACACCATGATGATTGGGCGCATCCAGGTCGGGAATGCGAGCTTGAGTTGTTTGTGTTGGATCATAGTTTGCCCTTCTTTTGGATTTGTTTCATCAGTAACCGCGTCTTACGTTGCGTGAAGACAAGTTGTGTGCCTGGCACATACCCTTCGCGTTGCTTTGGTTTACGCTTTAGCCATTGAAAGAGATTCAACATACTCGCTCTTCTTTATCGGTTTACGGATTCTGTTGTTATGGTACAGCATCGCTTCGGAATCGAAGAAGGTTGTGCCGGCCATCAGAAACGCTTCAATGTCTTTGGTTGGGTACTCGCGTAGCTTCTTCTTGTCTTGCAGTTCGCGCGTCTTGATGTAGTGCCAGTAACATTGATCGCGCGTCGCTAGTCCTTCTTCAAACACACGCAAGTAGTACGCCGGCATCGCCCAATCGCTAGGCGCGGGTCGCGTGTACGGCTTGTGCAAGTACCAGGCCAGGAATCGGCTGTTAAACTCGCTCTTGCCGTCTTTGCCTAAGAAATACTCCTTGCTGAAATAGTCGCCCATCATGTTACCGGTCGATTCGCGAAAGATCTTGCCGTAGTTCTCTGGCACCTGTTCTTCGGCACCGGTGATCAGTGATTCGGCACTTAGGATCGGCGTGTTGGGATAAAAAGCCGGCTCTGTCCAGTGAATGTTTTGCAGGGTGCTACCACGACCGGATACCTTCGCGCCGGCGGTTGCCGTCTGTATTTGGGTACCGTTCTTGGCGATCAATAGGTTGGTGGTGTCAGTAGCGAAGAAGTGCGGCCGCAACTTCTGTGCTTCCAGGCGGTGCGCGGGGTTGGCGTAATCGCCGCCGTTGCACTTGAGCATGTAGCTTTCGATAAACATGTTGATGCGCGCGAAGTGCGTGGCCGTTTCTTTATCTTTGTGGCTGTACACCACGCCATCAACCATCGGGATCTCGCCGATCGCGCTTAGTATGAAGTCGGTCGCAAACATGGCGCTGATGACGGTGCTAATACCGAACTGACGGCCTTTCAGATCGTTCTCGCGGATGCCTTGCAAGGTTTCGCCGTAAGTGGCTTGTAGATCGTCGTACCAAAGGTTTTGTACGTCGTTGTAGATGAACGGGATGAACTCGCCGTGTTTGGTCTTGATGTAATACCATTCGGCTGCAAACGATCGGTAGTCTACGGCGTATGACATCACTTGCCCTTAAAAACATCGGTTAGCTTTGGTAACGTGCTGGTGCCTGGTAGGTGGGTTGTGGCTGATTTACGCCGGCGAAATCTCATGTGTGATATAAAAAAAATAAGTCGGCTGATGTTTTGCCGGCTTTTTATTGTACCGCCGCGTTCGTCTAATCTCATTTATGAGTTACCTTCTTTTTTGACGAACGTGTTGTTACCGATGAAAGTGAAGCTGTTACCACCGGCCGGTTCTTTGGAATCATGCGCCCCCATCAGTTTCAACGCACGATCGCTACCTTTCAAACGCATGTCGAGCTGTGCGCGTTCGTCGCCGTCGGGGTCTTTGTACTCTAGCGCTTTTTGAATCGGCGCGACTGCTGCTTCGACTGTAATGCCAGCTTTTTCTAGGGCTAATTCTAACGCTTCACGGATGCTAGGCTTTGCTAGGTTTTCCGCGCCTACAGATCGTGCGACGGTAGAATCCTTGACATTATAGGCAATCATGGCGGCTTCTGTATTCGTCTTGCCTTTGGCTTTTTCTTTGATAAACACTCGCTGCTTGTGTGTCAATCGCCGTGGCTTCTTAGGCTTCTCTGCAACTACTGGCGTGTCAACAGTCTTTACCGATGCACCGCCGGCGCTAAAATCAGGCTGCTTGGGTTGTGGCTGATTGGTCGGTGCCGTCATCAGTCTTGTCGCTTTCGTTAGTTTCGTTATTGCTTCCCTGTTCTGTCGGTTCGCTATCAGAGGTAACACTAGGATCTACGGGGGTGGTCGGCGGTGTCGGTTCGCTAGTCGCGCCGGCTGCTTCGCCACTTGGTACCTTTTCAGATCCAATCGAAGTAGGTGCGGGGTTGACGTTGCTGTTGATCGCTTCGGCTTGCTCTGGCGTTTTGTCGGCCGGTTCGGGGATGGTCGCATTGGGTGCCTGGTCGTTGCCGGCTTCAATCGCTTGCACAAACGCGTTGGCTTCATCAAACGTGGCGAACGTATCGTGTACTTCGCCTACTTCGCCGTTGTCGGTAAACTCAACTCTCGCGAAAAAGCGGCCGTCTTGCTGCTTGTGAATCGTCTGATCAGTGACTTCTCTACTCATGCTGGCACTCCTTGGGCTTTTAGTTGCTTGGCGTGGGCTTTGCGCTCTTCGGCGCGCATGTTGCGGTGGTACGCTTTTTCTATCATACGCTGGTGATTAGTCATGTTGGCAAACATAAAATGCCAATGGCCTTTGCAAACACCGTCTTTGTGGATCTTGGTTTCTTGGCAATAGTAGCAATGCTTGGGCTGTGGGTGGGTGGGTGTCGGGTTCAGGATCATAAACAGTTGCGCGGATGCGTCACGGATCATGCGGCGTAAGGCTGCCCGTTTTTTGGCGGCTAACGACTTTGTGCCGCGTACCTTTTGCCAATCTGGTGTGCTATGCACCGCGACGACGAGCTGCTTGCGCTCTAGGTCTTTCACAAACCGCTTTTCGTCGGCGCTTAATGCCCTACCCTGCCAGTAGTGTTGTTTGTCAAAATCAGTCATGTAGCAATAACCCTTTCGCGTCTTTTTTACTGATCCCCATATCTTCTTCGGTTTCGTAACCGATCACCACATCCAACAGGTCTTCACTCACATGCTGGTAGTCCTGATCGATTTCGACTTCCATCACGTTCATTGGCGTGAGGTAAATCCGATCGACGGTACGATCCATCTCTTGTGTGTTCTTCTCGACGCTGATGAACTGCTTGTGTGACAGGATGATCCGGTTTGGTAGGGTCAACATCAGTGGCGCTTGCGTTGCTTTCACGCTGTCGCGGATCAGTTGGTCGAGGTCGTCGCCGAATACGTTCGCATCGCGCATATCGAGTTGGTCGAATACAGTACCATCCACATAGACTTGCTTCGGCCTGATGACTTTCGGTAACGGTGCGTTCATTATTCCCTCTTGTTGCTCTCATTTTACCATAAGTGTTTGCAGTTTTGTTAAACATTATGCCGACCATAAACAGGTTTGAAATCGTGGTCGCAAGCGCACTCGCCGGCGATATAGTCACACCACAATGCACCGGTACCGCGAAGTGTTTTGCGGGTGTTGGCGCGCCAGCTTTTGTCTTTCACCAGTTTCGCCCAGTCACGGCCGCCTTCGTCTTTGGCGATCCGGTTGATCTCACGTTGAATGCTGTACTGGCCGCGGCACCGGTTGCCTTGTAGCAAGACTGGCGCATCGAAATCGGGTATTTGTATCGCATCAGCTTCGGTCGCTCTGTTTTTGGTGATCTTGACGATCTGGCTGCTCATCAACGTGTCGTCGTCAAGTTCGATCGGAAACGGCTTTTTGGCTTCGAGCCATTTCACTTTTAGATCGAAGCCGTCAGTATCATCCAGGCTGTATGTTTCGCCGCCGCGAATGGTGATGGTGTAACTCATTTCATAACTCCTTTACTCTTCGGTCGCCAAGCGTGAGTACTTTGCTGGTCTTTGATGTGGTCTTGGATCGCTTCTTTGATCTGTATGCGTTTGGTGTAGAGGTCAAGCGCGTTGCTGATCCGTGGTTTGTAGGCCATATCGATGCGCTGGTACTGATCGCGCATGAAGGTAAGGTAGTTGATGATCGTTTGCGGGTTGTCTTCGCGATACATTGCACTAATTTTTGCCCGTAACGTGGTGTGGTTAAGTACCGGCAATTTGTAGGCTTTGATGCATTCGTAATACAGCTTTTTGATTTGTTCTTTTGGATCGTCGCCAGTATCTACGTTAGTAGATACTATATGTTTGTTATTGTTTGTATTTGTTTGTTTTATATTGCTTGCGCAAACCTTTGCGCATCGCTTGGCAAGATCTTGCGCATCACTGGAAAAATCTTGCGCATCACTCACTTTCTGATGAGCAACTTTTTGCGCATCACTTTTGGGCTGTTGTGCAACTTTTTGCGCATCCCATTTTTTCGGCTTGTTTATGGTGATCACAGAACCACGCGGGGTGCGTAGCGTCGAAACATAACCGCCGGCAACGATCGATTGTAGCCAATAGGTGTAAGTACGCCGTGACACCTTGCCAAACTCCTTGGCAAACATTTCATAGGTGATGGGCTGCCCGCCTAAAACTTTGTCAGTATCCTTCGGCTGCTTATCAAGAAACCATAGATACAACCAAATGGCGCTACCTAGCTTATCAAAGTGCTTCTGTTCGAGTATGCCATTGCGCGCGCCAATGTTGTAGCTAGGCTTCATCACGCAATCCCCATCGTAACTCGTTACGGATGCCAAGCGCATCTTCTAAGCACTCTTCACAGATCGACTTGTTGAGATTGGCGAAGAACAGTAGCCAATAATCGTACAGCAAGCCGCAATTATCGCATCGCTGTTGCTCTGTCGGTTCGATCTCTTCTAGCTTTGCCACAAAAATAGCCCTTCTTATGAGGGCTATTGTGGTTGCCTTGCGGCGAGCTTTGTTGGCACCCGTGGTATGAAGTAAAGCATACCATGATTGCCAACGGTCAACAACCCTCTCTTTAATAATGATCCAGGCTGGTGACTTACCACGGGCACCAACCTGTAGGCTTTCAGCATAGCATGTATTCAAGCGATGGAAAAGTCGCTGTGTATAACGTGTGGATTACGCCGGTTCGCCGGCTGCTTTGTCGCCCTTGGCTTGCGCCTTGGCTGCTGCTGCTTGGGCTTCAAGTTCGGCCGCCATATCCTCTTCGTGGCGTAAGTGATACGTGAAATTAACCCGTTCAACTTGCTGCTTGTCGTTGACGCGCTCTTGGTATGACACCCCATGTACGATCATGTTGCCTTGATCGGTTTGCAGGGTTTCGCCTACCTGGTACTTGCGGCCATCATCCTGATAGTCTTCTGTAGTTGCCATAATGCCCCTTCTTAGTTATAGGCGCATTATACCCTATTGCAATGTGATGCTTATGCCTAAACTATCGAGCGTTCGGCTCACACGCGGCACCAGGGCGCGGTTGAAGCGCGAAATCGGGTTGTTGAACGTGTAGTAGACTAAACGGCCGCGTAGCGTTCTGAAAACGCGTAAGCGGGTGTATTTGATCGTGAAGCGGCCTACGTGCCGTTCGCGGTACACGAAATAATCGATTTTGGTGTTGAGTTCGGTCACGATAATGACTTCGCCGTGGCGCATTCGGAATCTGATTTGGTCTTCGTTGTTTGGATTTTGGTTTTCGTATTCCATGCGTTGAATAGTAACACGCTTTTGCTTTTTTGTCAATCTAGTTTGCCGGTATTGCTCTTGTTGGCGGCGATCTTTTCGTCATAGCGCATTTCTTCGCGCGCTAGGATCTTAATAAGGTCTTCAAACGCCAGCATCCGGCCTTTGTACATGGCCGATCGGTGAAATCCCCTACTCTTTTCGTCGTACTCGCTCATCATCTGGCGCGCTTCCAGTGAAATGCGATGGATCTCATCACGGGTTTCAGTGAGCGACGGCACCGACGCGGCGATCGCCAGATCCAACGACATTTCGGCGTACTGGCGCACACTTGGCGATGAATCCAAGGCCGCCGGATCTACCGCGACGTACCAAATGCGCTTAATAAATATCGGTGTTCTCATCACTCCCCTGCTTGCTCATAGCATAAGCGAATCACCGGTTGAATACAACGTCGTACACCACAAACCATATAAAGATCAATACGGGTAGCGCGCACAGCTTAAGCACCAGGCTATTGCCAAAGTACGCCAAAGTGAGCGCCAACATGCACCCAAACATCAACAGGCCGGCGATCGCTTTTGCGGCGCTGCTCATTTGCGGCCGTACCATTCATCTTCGATCACTTGGTAATACGGTTTTTGGTTTTTCTTGCGTTTCATAAGATCCCCGCTTGGCGCTCAAGTTCTGCTTCGATCTGCATGTCGATGTAATCATCAAATGCTTCTTGTTCTTCGTCTGTCATAAAATCCCCTTGGATGGCCGGCGATGCGCTAATCGTAATAAACGCACATTGCTGTATTGAACTATACGTTACCGCCGGCACTTAATTCACTTTACGATGTTTCTTATCTGCAATACGTCAAGTGTAGTCATCTTACAATTCCGGCTGTTCAACATTGATGGTATAGCCAAGTTGCTTAACAGCTGCAATGACGTTCGGCTGCAACGTCTTGGTACCGGCGATCTGTGCCAAAAGCTGTGCTTCTCGACTCACCGGATATACTTGTTGGATGCCGTAAACATCCTTAATGCGTACTGTGATATTCATAGTTTTTTTACATCCTTTCTATGAATTATCGTGCTTGATTGCACGTTGGCGTTATGATAGCATAGTGATAACAATTAAGCAAGGGTTAGATATGCCAACACTCAAGTTTCGTGCCTGGAATGTAAGACACAATAAAATGATCGACTGGCCGGAATGCCAAGTACGATTTCTGCTAAGTGCATTCGAAACAAAACAGTACGTGTTCATGCAATCAACTGGCCGCTTCGACATCAACGAAAAAGAAATCTTTGATGGTGACATCGTACATGCCCGCGCCAGTGTCGAATACAGCGACGATTCCACAGTCGCCGATGTGATTTTTGGCGAAGATCTACAGTGGCAAATCCGAAGTGATAACTACCAACACGGCCTACCGCTTACATGGGGCGGTTGGGATAGTCTTGAAGTAATCGGCAACATCTACACCAACCCTGATCTTACGGAAGCGAAACGCAAACTGGCGGCACATAATGATTAAGAAAATATGGGCGGCTTTGAAACGGTTTCATCACTGGTGTTGGGATGCACCGCCGGAAGCGGAAATGACGGAAGAAGAATATATGCAATACCTAGAAGACATAGGCGACAGGAGTTGGTAACAATGGCGAAAACGACAAACGAACTATACCCACCGGTACGATTCCCGCGTACCTTACGCGATGAATTGCAAAAAGAAGCTAACGATCTGGCGCGCGATCGCGGCCGCGAAAGCATGTCGATTGCTGATTTTGTGGCTGAAATGCTGGTAGCCTGGCGCAAAGCTAACACCGATCTCGATGAAGAAGGTTGAAATGAATAACCCCACACCCAATAGGCGGGAGATAAAGATGATTAAGAAGGTAGACCTCGACAAACTACAAGACTATGTAACTAAGTATGTTGAGCAGCAACTAATTCTAAACCCCGATACGGTAGTAATACATGAGTGTCCCAACTGTCATACACGGTACCCACTGAATAACGTGAAGCCTATGTTCGAGACTAATATAGTCAACTTCATCATGGATTGGGCTAAGAAATCTGAGTTATACCGCGAGCAGTTGTGGCTGGCATTAGTTGCGGTTGGTCAAGCCGCAAGAGATGAGGACGAACTAAATGAAGTCTAGCCAAATGCCCAGCAAGCATGAAGCTGACAGACGGGAGATGTTACAGAAAAAGGTACGTCATATGGCTCATAATTATGGGAAAGCATACGAAGGCGAGAGCGGTCTCCTTTTCCCAGCTGAAGAACATGAAACGGCATTTACATCACAACTCATGTCCCTCATTGACACCTACACAGCAGAACAATCTCTTCTCCGCGCAAAAGAGGAGCTTGAGAAAGTTGTTAATTGGGACAGAAAAATACCTGAGATTATTACCTATCATGACGGTAAACGGTGGGTACAAGAAAACGGGCATATTGTTTGGACAGCGTGGGTTGAAACCCGTATAAGCGAACTAGACAAAGAAATTAAAGCGTCAAGGCTGGATGCTGAAGGAGAGGAGAAATGGGGATGAGGGAAGGGTTACGGGAAGAACTCATACGCGTAGTTAAAGAATCTCAAAGATTTATTGACGACGACAACTTGCAAGAGAAAGCCAAGCAAAGAGCTGTTAATAAACTTACAATTCTCTTTAAGATTGAGCTAGCACGAGCTATGGCTACGGCACGATTAGAGGAGTGTGATTGGTGGAAGAATACGCAACACTTTGGGCTTAACACACCAGCCGTTGATGAGCATATAAAAGAATTAAAGGTAAGGCTGGATGCTGAAGGGGGAAAGTCGTGAGTAAAGAAATTCCCGTTGGTGAGTACACGGCGCTTGTCGATGACGAAGACTATCCGTTGCTTTCACGACTAACTTGGATACCAACCCTTGTTTCGGGAAAAGTGTACCCTACACACTTTTTACAATCTACAAAGTCTAGGGTTACGGGTTTAATGATGCACCACCTAGTTATGGACACTAAACAGTACCACGCAATTGTGCATCATGATAAAGACCCATTCAATAATCAAAAGTCCAACCTGATACATCTTAGTTTTAGGCTTGTTCGAGCAGCGAGCGCTCCTAAAGCCAGAGAGTCATCGAAATACAAGGGTGTCTCGTTTAACAAGAAACAGCAAGTATGGCGTGTTCAGTGTGGCGACAAGTTTCTCGGTAACTTCAAGAGTGAGGTTGACGCTGCTAAAGCTTACGATATTGAAGCATTTAACCAATATGGCGAGTGGGCGTATCAAAACTTTTCTGAATCCCCATCGCCAGCCAAGCAGGGAGAGAAGACCTGATGAGTGAAACCGACCGCAACAATACCGTACAGAAGATACTAAATAGTCTGGTGTCCGCAACCTACCTAGTTGATAACGATGGCGCACATACTGCTCAACACTTAATTACGCCAGAGATGTTAGCCACCGCTCAAGCTGACATAGAAGCCGTAATTGCGGAAGCGGATCGAACATCGAGAGAAAAAGGGTTTCTCCC